AGGCGTGCTGACGATTGGCTGGGGCCACACCAACCACCACGGCATCAAGTTCACCAACGAGGACGTCTGGTCGCAGGCCGACTGCGATGCGGCTTTCACCGACGACATGAAGGGCTTCGAGGACGCCGTGAAGCATCTGGTGACGGTGCCGCTGACCGCCTTCCAGTTCGACGCCCTCGTCTCCTTCACCTACAACGTCGGCGAAGGAAACCTGAGCAAGAGCACGCTGCTGAAGAAGCTCAACGCGGGCGACTACAAGGGCGCGGCCCAAGAGTTCAAACGCTGGAACAAAGCCAACGGCAAGGAACTCGCAGGGCTGACCCGTCGCCGGGCCTCGGAGGCCCTGATGTTCGAGAATATTCCCGACGAGAATTACGACGGCAAGGCGGATGCGCCGCCGTCGCCGCACCCGATGCCCCAGATCGTCGATATTCCGGAGGATTGAGCGATGCCCGATAACACCTATGGCGTAGACCAAAGCCTTTGGGGCCGCATGTCTCCTTCCGACATGATGACCTTCAACCAGACCATGGCCGGTGCCGGAGGCGGCCGGGATCAGCTTGCGCAGCAGATGGCGCAACAGCCGCAGCAGGCCCTGAGCGGCGGCACCGTGCAGTATTCGACGCCGACGGCCCCGACCGGCGTCCCGGCGCAAGCCGACAATTCCGACATTCCCGCATCCCTGCTGGCGCGCATGTCGCCGACCGACATCATGCTGTTCAGACAGGCGTCGCAAGGCAAGGCCATTCCGACCGGGGTCGCCGGGCCCTATGGCGGCGGCGCGATGGGGGCCCCGCAGATCCCGAGCGGCTATAACGCCTTCAGCGGCGCGGGGCTTCCTCCTGCCAACATCGGCGGCGGGCTCTACGGCGGCGGTTATGGTGGTGCCGACTTCTTCGGTGGCGGAGGTGGGGGTGGAGGTGGCGGGGGATCGACACCCGCACAACCGTCTCCGCTCGATGAAGCCGCATGGCCTTATGGGCCCTTCAAAGGTCCGTCCGAGACCTTTGACAGCCGGTTCCCAGACCCCGGCGGCGGCTTCAACGGTGGCACCAGCACGCAGCCCTACGGTGGCGGAGGCTTTTACTGGCCCAACATGATGAATGGCGGGAATTATCCGGGGAGCTAGACCATGGACCTGTTCAGCGGCTACTCGGACAATGCGTTCAACCCGTTCTCGGGTTTCAACAACGCGCTGGCCTCGACGGGGCAGACCAACAACTACCTCGGCAACCTCAACAGCCAGATCACGGGCCCCCAGTACGATCCGTTTGCCCAGTCCGGCGGCTTCGGGGCCCAGACCAGCTACTACTCGGGCCTCGGCCGCGACTACACGACCGCGACCGGCGGCAACATCTACGGCGTCGATCCCGGAACATGGAGCACCATGTCGCCCGGGGATCAACAGACGTTCAACCGGACCATGGGCGGCGGCATCGGCAGCGACGCGGCCCGGGTTCCCAACCAGCCGGATCAGGGAGCGAATTTCCCGCCAGTCCCAGAGCCCGCGCCTCCGGCGGTGCCGCAGGGTCAAGTGGACTGGAACAGATACTTCACCGAAATGACCGCGCCCGCTGCGGCCCAGCCCGCGTATAATCCTTTCACGCAGTACGACAGCGGCGGCTATAACCCGTTCTCACCCTCCAGCTTCGCGCCTTCGGCGCAGCAGAACATCGGCGGCGGCTACGGCGGCAACGCCAACAGCTACGGCGTCGATCCGGGAATGTGGGGTCGCATGTCGGCGGGGGATCAGGCGACCTTCAACCGGGCGATGCAGGCATCCGGCGCGCAGGGCACGCCCAGCGGTCAGGGCGGCATCGGCAGCGACACATCGCGGGATCAGCTTGCGTGGACGATGGCCCAGTCCAGCCCCTATGCCGGGGCGCAGAGCCCACCGGCCAACGGGCCGTATCCCAATCTCGGCTACAACCCCGGCTTCGGCGGCGACTTCTCGGCGGGCGGCGGCATGCAGCAGTACAATCCGCAGCAGATGACCAACGACCTGCAACGCACGTTGGGGGAGATCGGCGGCGGCGGGAGAAGCTGGCAGGCCCTCGGCATGTCGCCAAGCGACGTGCAGACCTTCACCAACGCGGTCGGGCAGGATGCCGCAAATGCGTGGCTGCAAAAGGGATCGCAGTAGTGCTATAACCCTAAACGGGTAAGCAACTGAAAACCCCGCCAGATCGCTCTGGCGGGGTTCTTTTTCGAGGGAACTGTTTACGAGCCGGTTTCCTCTCCCGAGACAGCCTTGAGCTTGGCCGGGGCCTTCACCGGCAGGTTCAGCGGCACCAGCCCCGTGAAGCACGCGGCGAACGCCAGATAGTTCATGCCGTCAACGTAGTTGTCGAGCTTCTCGGGCGACGCCTTCGACCGCAGCAGCTTGACGCACGCCATAATCATCGCAATGTCGCGCGCCGTGACTTCCTTGCCCAGCACCACCGTCGCAATCGCCGCAGCTTCGCGAAAGTGCTGGTCGAGCGTGCCGGTGTTGTAGTCGATCCCCCGCGCGTTGATAAGCTCGAACGCATGGGTGAGCAGGTCGCCCGGGCCGGGGCGTTCGTTGATGGCGGCCATTAGAACGGCACCCCCTCGGTTTCCTTGACCTCGCCGTCGTCGAACGCCGACGAGGCAGCGGGGCGTCCGTCGAGGCGCTGACGCCCTTCGGATTGGATGATCTGTAGGTGGTTAAGGCCAAACGAGACACCCTTGCGCCCCGTGTGCGTCCACGCGAACGGCACGACGTTCGCACGCACAAGCTGGCCGCTCCAGACTTCGTCGGGCAGGAGAATGTCCTGCCGGTTGGTATCGACGACGCCGGGCTTATTTTTTGACCACGGGCTGATGAACGTATGGCCGGGATGATACCCGTCATATGATTTCTCGCCGCAATCGCGGAACGGCATTTTCACCTGCTTGAGGTTGATGTTGTCGCCCCACTCGGCACGCGCCGCTTGGATGCAGGCGTCTTGGAGAGCCTTGTAGGCCGGGGATTTTTGCTGCGCGGGATCGAACAGCAGCGAGCAGGAGTAGACGGGATCTCCGCCCTCGGCCCGGGGGCGCGGGGTGAAGATGTTCGCGAACGAGAGTGTCGCGTAGGGGGTATTGATGGCAGTCATAATTTAGTTCCTCTTTCCAGTTTAGTAACAGGGTTACTATAGGTCGAAATCAAACCCCCTGTCAACGTCTGATTTCAATTATTTTCGCAGTTCATTCACGATCTCGCTGGCCCTGCCCGCATTCGGCAGGCCGACGCGGTTGGTGATCTTGTGGAGGCTCGTATACGGCTCTGCCGCCGCCATTCGTTTTGTGGCGCGGATCTGCGCCGCCGTAATCTTGTGTTTGGTGCGCGGGGCTCGCCGCGCGGCTTTTGCCCGAACCATCAAGGGAAGCGCGGCAACGACGTAGTCCCAGTCCTTGGTCTTGATGCCCATAGCCAGCAGGGCTCGGGCCCTCGGGATATTGCTAGGCGGGTTCTTGCGTCTACTCATGCGAAGATCTCCAGTCCGTCATCGAAAGCCGCCGAGGCGTGGCCCTGATGCTTGGCCGCGAAGGCCCTGCATTCGGTCTTGCGGACGCACCAGCGGCAATGCGCGCCCGCGTTTTCGGTGGTGTCGCCGCTCTTGATAAGGCGCACCGCCGGTTTGACCACGGTGTCGCGCCAATCCTGCAACTCCCCCAGCGTCGTGACGTGCGAGCGCAGCGGGTTGCCCTCGATGCGCGGCTGGCAGATGGTGAGGGTGACTTCCGTACCGACGTAGAACTCGCCGACGAACGACGCCAAGGCCAGCGCGTAGAACTTGAGTTGAGGCCCGGCGGGATCGACGGCAACGCCCTTGCCGAATTTGAGATCGGTGACGTACAGATCCTCTCCGGTCCAGACCCCGCAGTCGAGCGTGCCCCAGACCATGCCGTGGGTGTAGGGGACGGACAGGCGCTTTTCGAGAAAGACCCGGGCCCCTTCCAGAGCCATCAAGCCCTGAACGTGATCGACGTAGGGCCGGAGCGCCCGGCACATGCCGGGGCTCACGATGACCTCGTCGCCTTCGACGGAAACTTTATCAGGCAGGAAAATATCGCCCTTCAAGGTCATTTCGGCAACCGCGTGCGCGGCGGTGCCCTCGCGAGCGTACTTTGACGAAGGACGCAGGACGTCCTTCGTCTTGGTGACGCTGGCGGGGCATGCCAGCCACATCGCGGCGGAAGAAGGCGAACAGGCCGCGTGCGCGCTCATGTGTAGTCTCCCGGTTGTCTAGGTCAATTCTTCGTACACGTTATAGTAAACCGTGCGCGTACCGCGATTGACCGCCTCGATGCGCCCGATACTGCCGTTGCGTTTGATCTCGGCATCGGCGAAGTCTTGGGCCGCCCGTAATGAGCCAAACCATCCCTGATGCTCAGAACCATAGCGCAGCCGACTTCGGGCTTCCCACTTGTTCATCGCTCGCCCACCCGCCCGGACCGGAGTGCTGTTGCGATCTCTTTGAACTTCCCGCCGTGAACCGGGAAAAATTCAACTGCCGCCTCCGCCCATTGGGCCAAGTCTTCTAGGTGAGCCGATGTTTGAGCAACGCGGGCAGCATCGCCTATGAGCGTCCACCGGGACAACGCCTCGCCGATTTGCCGGTCGGCTTCCTTGTCCGGCTCGGAAAGTTCGTCGTAGGGCAGGAGCCAATCGGGCTTGGGGTTGGGCTGGGTCTTCGCCCAACGGACCCACGCCTCGCGCACCAAGCGCCCAAGCTGGTCCCGGTCGAATGGCAGCGGGCGGTTTCCGTCTAGTTGGTCTTCACTCATTTGCGCTTGTCCGGCTTGATCGGGATGGTCCGCACCACGCCCGGGGTCAGGACCGGGTTCATCAACTGCGACACATCAATCGAACCGGCAGACAAGTCCCGCGTCATCGAGAAGCCGTTGAGGATGTAGGCGAGCCGCAGCGCCTCGATCTTCTCGGCTTCGGTCGGGATGCGGGGCATGACGTAGTCCCCCGCCGCCGCAGCGGCAGGGATCAACGCCAGAAGTAGCGCGAGCCGCTTCATGTCAGGGCCCCCAAGTCGATAGCTTCACGGATCGGCGCGAAGGCTTCCGGCGGCAGTTCGCGGAAACTCTTTGCGCCGTTGCCGAAACGGGACAGCAGCTCGAACACTTCCTTCTGGTGCCCGTTGGCGTAAGCCGCCTGAAGCTCCTCGATGGTTCTGGTTCGCAGCTTGACCAGATCGGCAGGGTCCAGCGGCGCGGCGGCTTTCGGCGTAGGCGCGGGAGCGGGTGCCGGTTGGGCGGCGGCGGCTTCCCGTTCGGCTTTTTTCGCAGCCTTGGCGGCCTGCATCTTGGCGATCTGCGGGTTCACCGGCTTCGCTGGTTTATCCACAGTCTTGTCCACAGGGGGCGGGTTCATCGAGGGGTGGTCCTCGAACAGCTTGTCAAGCGGTTCAGGGCCCGGGCCCTGAGGAGCTGCCGGAGGTATCGCCTTCTTGTCTGACTTTTCGGACATCGTTTTCAAAATATTTTTCGCGGCGTGCGCCAGCGTGTCCTCCATCTGTCCGAGAATGTCGTGGAACGTATTGCCTTCAAACGTGATCTTCATTGCTTTACTCCTAGGGTTTCGGGGGCTTTGAGTTGGGTGCGCGCGGTTTCGACGACACGCTTGGTGCGGGGAGCCATGGCTCCCATCAACGGGGTATAGAGCGTCTTGTACTCCCGCACGGCGATCAGCGCGTGGCTGTCACGGTCGAAATGGACGTAGTAACTATGGTCCGGGTCGTCGGTCGTGACCTTGATGACGACGGGCGGGGTAAGCGGGTCAGGCACTTTTTTCTCCTTTTTCGGTGTCGAACAGTTGGGTGAACTCGCGGGCTTTTCTCACAAGGAGCCCGTTAATCAGATCATCGACGGTGCCCGCGGCAGACAACATCCGCGCAACGACACCGTCGTGCTGGCCGATACGGTGGACGCGGCACGCCGCCTGCGCGTTGTCCATCGGGGTCCAAGAACTCTCGACGAAGACGACATCGCTGCATTTGCATTTGGGCCCCACGAGCGTGATCGCGGTTCCTGCCGCCTGAATGTTGCCGACGAACACGCGGCACTGGGGATCGTTCAGGAACTTGTCAACGGCCTGCTCTCGCTCTCGCGGGGTGTTCTGTCCCGTCAGCACGGCGGGAAGGTGTTCGCCAAAATGTCTCGCCAATGAGGCTATGACTTCGGCGTGGTGCGCGAACACCAATACCTTGCGACTGGCTGGGAGATTATCGAGCATGTCGAGGATGTACTCGGTCGCGCCGCGCAGCTTGGCGAGCCCCAGCATCCGGCGCAGCTTCATCAGACCGGCGTCCTTGCTCATGGCGGCGAGGGCTGCGGTCAGCACGTCGAGGCTTGCCATAGCGCCCTGTTCGGCGGTCAGCTTCGTGACCGCGCGTTCCAGCATTTCGGCATCCGCCCCGGACAGGTGCACCGGGTCCAGCGGCACCGGCACCTGATCCCAGATGATGGCGGGCAGATCCTTGAGAACATCTTCCATGCGGACCCGCAGCATGAAGGGCGCGATCATCGCCTTGAGGGTGTCGAGGTTCTTGGAGCCTTCGATCACCCGGACCATGTGGCGGCCGCCGAAAGAGCGATGCGTCACCTTGCAGAACCGTTCCTCGAAATCGTAGCGGTTCATCAGGGCCCCGGACGGGTGCTTGAGGCCCTCCGGCCAGCAGATCGACAACAGCGTGTAGAGATCTCCGGCGTGGTTCTTCATGGGAGTTCCACTAAGAGGTACCACCTGCCCCAGCCGGGACGCGGCACGGCGCAGCGCCTTGACCCGGTTGGTATCCGCTGCGTTAAAAGCGTGCGCCTCGTCGATGGCGGTCATGTCGAAGGCGGGCCCGACGGCCAAGGCTTCGGCGACGCCGCCGAGCACGGACATGAGGCCGTGCGAGACGATGAAGTAGAGCGCAGGCTTGACGAGATCGGCATTGCTCTTGACGATGACGAACGTGGCCCCGGGGTGCCAGAGGCCGATTTCGCGCTTCCAGACAAGAACGGCGCTGGCCGGACAGATCACCAGCACGCGCTTCGCGCCGCGCATCGCGACGGCTTCGATAAACGTGCGGGTCTTGCCGATGCCCATGTCGAGGGCGAGATAGGTCGGGACCTTCTCGGCGATCCGCACCGCGCCTTTATGCTGATGGGGGAACAGGGGCTTGCTCATGCTTCCTCGTCAAATTTGTTAGCGGTGTTGCCGCATTTGGTGCAGGCGATACGAAAACCGATGACGAAAGCCCCGGCAGTCACGATTTCGGCGGACGTGTGCTGGTAGCTGTTGCAGCGTTTGCACAGGATGCGGAACTTGGGGTTCTTGCCGTCGCCTCTGCTCATGCGAAAATCTCCGCGTTGCGGGGCAGGACACAGCGGACGTAGTACCAGTCGCCGATCAGGAGGGCTTCGGCCCGGTCGGCGTCTTTTTTCCGGTCGAGGCGGCGGTTGTGGTCGGGCCACTTCCGGATCGCCAGCGCGCGGGAGAGTTCTTTGTCGGGCCCCCGGAGGCCGTGGTAGGCCTTCCACTGGGAGGGGGCTACGAGCGTCAGCGGAAGCCGCAGGGCCCCGGTAACGCCGTGGATGATGCCGACACCCATGCCGAATTTGAACGTACTGGAGAGGCCCTGCTTGGGCATGGAATGCACGTTCTCGACGACCATGTGCTCGACCTTCATATCCTGCAAGGCATGGGCAAAGGCGGTGCTGTCCAGCATGCCGTTGACGGTGCGGATGTCGTCCACGAAAACGGGGGTGCCGTCATGGAAGACGGCTAGGGCGGCATGCACGGCCCCGGGATCGACGGCGGCGAAGATCATTTGCCCTCCGGGCAGCAGAACACCACGACGAGCATCATCAGCACCATCATCACGATCTCAGGGTTCATTTGCCCTGCTCCGGTGCGAGGGCGGCGTTAACGAGGGCGTAATCGGCGTCGGAAATAAGGTCAGGATCAATCCGCAAGCGAGCTACCCGCAGCGCCGCCTCTAGTTCCCAGATACGGGAAAGGGCCTTTTCCAGTTCCAGTCCAAGCTCGATTTCGCGTTTGGTCATTTTTGTGCGCCTTTCGGG